AGCGTCTTTGCTCTTACGCTGCACGATTTCCATCGGGGCATCATCCTTGCTTGGCACGATACTGATCTCAATGTCCAAGGCACCACGCCAGGCTGAACTGCCCCGCGCCCGGTGCTGGGCCTCATCAGACACGCCTGTGTGATGCACCAAGATGACTGTGCAGCCAAATTCCTTCATCAGTGCCGCGCAGGCGTCCAGCATGGTCTTGGCGTCCTGGGCGCTGTTCTCATCGCCGGCCATAAATCGGTGCAGGGTATCGACGGCGATCACATTTGGAATCACGCCCAGCGCGCGGATGGCTTCGCACACTTTCCTGTAGCCCTCGGCGGTGTTCAGGTCGCAGCCGGCCTCGGACACCCACATGTCAGGATCGTCGGCTTCGTTCTTATGCATCCACCCGGCAATCCGTGAGCGCAGGCCGTGATGGCCCTCGCCGGCCAGGTAAACCACATTGCCGGTCTTGACTTTATGCCCGAGCCAGTCGGTTTTCTTAGCGGCCAGACGCATCAGCCAGTCAAGCACCACAAAGGTCTTGCCACCGCCGCTTGGGCCATGCACCATGACCAAAGCATTTTCCTGAATCCAGCCCTTGATGAGCCACTTGATGGGTGCCGGCTGCGCGGCCAGGACTTTGGCCTTGTTCAGTTTGTACGACGGAAGCTGCGGGGCCAGCAGCACCGCCAGGTCATTGCCGGCCTGGACGTAATCATTGGCATCCCCCATGATGGGCGGGATAACCATTTTGACCCCATACCGCGCACTGGCCTGCTCTGCATATTTCTGGCCAACGCCCGACGCATCGTGGTCGGCAACCACCATCATGTCGGGATGGGATTTGTGCAAAACCTCGACCACCGGCACCAAATTGCTGGCGCTGTAAGCCACCACGCATGGCCTGCCAGTGATTTCATGGATGGTCGCCGCGGTAGCAAAGCCCTCGGCCACATACACCGTGCCAGGCTCATCCAGTGAGCCTAAAATGTTGAATTTGCCGCCTGTCGCACCGCCAGGGTGATAAAGCTTGCCGCCTTCCCCATCGATGTATTGCAGGGTGGCCAGGGTGCCGTCCTCATCGTAGAGTGGCACCACCAGTCGGCCATCGCCTGTGACCCTGGCACCGTTGGGCTTGATGCCCTTGCGCTTGAGATAGGGATGTTCTGGACTTGCGCCAACGCAACTCGACCAGATCAAATCCACGGTGTTGGCAGCGACCTCTCGAGACTTTTTCTGCTCGACATCTCGCTGGGCTTTGGCTTCTGAAAAGCGGCGGGTCTGTGACATTTCCTCGGCCACCGTCAGGTTGCGCCCAATCTCGGCCTGCCAAGTCAGTTCAATACCCGAGCGCCAGCAACCGAATCGGCCTGCCGGGACGCCATCCCCAAACGCTATGTACCACCCCGGCTTATCGTGGCCCTTGTCACCCTTGGTGCCGCTGTTAAATCGGTGCAGCTTGCCGTCCAGCAGGATGATGTCGGGTGGTTTAAGCCCCGCGCCGAGCATGGCATCCTTGAGTTGAATGTCAGGCGCATCGACCTGTTTTTCGGGTGGTGGCGACCATGAACCGCCAAGGATGTTTGAGAGATTGGCCATCTTTTTCCAATGTTTTTGTTGAAAAGCTGTTGACACTGTAGCATGAAACCGTGCTAGAATGTGCTTACTCACCGAACTGATTTCCAGACGGGTGTGAAAAGGAGAAAGCCAAATGGCTATCAATGTGAAGAGTACTCGCGGCCTTGTGGCCAACGGTGTGAAGGCGCTGGTCTATGGGCCGGCGGGGGCTGGCAAGACCACCCTGATGAAGACGTTGCCAACACCTATTGTGTTGTCCGCAGAAGGTGGTCTGTTGTCTGTTCAAGACGCCGATTTGCAGTTTATTGAGATTACTTCAATGGATGAACTTAAAGAAGCTTACGAATGGCTGACGCAATCGGCAGAGGCGCAAGCTTTCCAATCGGTTGGGCTGGATTCAATTTCTGAAATTGCGGAGGTCTGTTTGAACACTGAAAAGAAATTGACCAAAGACCCGCGGCAAGCGTATGGGGCGATGCAGGAACAGATGAGTGACATCATCCGCGCCTTCAGAGATATCCCTGGACGGCACGTTTTGATGACTGCAAAGCTGGAAAAGTCTACCGACGAAATGGGACGGATGCTCTATGCCCCATCGATGCCGGGTGCCAAGACGGGCCAGGCGCTGCCGTATTTTTTCGATGAGGTGCTTGCACTGCGAATTGAGAAAGACGGCGATGGCGTGACGCAACGTGCGCTTATGTGCGACAGCGATGGCCTGTGGTCTGCCAAAGACCGCAGCGGCAAGCTGGGTGCCTGGGAAGCCCCGGACATGACGGCCATCATTGCGAAGATTGGCGGCGTGGTATGAGCCTCTATCAAAAATGGATGGACGCCAAGAAGTTGGAAACCGCTGCAGTGGCCGAGCGCCGAGATTTGGAAGACCAGATTGTCAAAAGTCTGGCCATACCAAAAGACTTGGACGGCACTTTGAACCACCAGGTTGAAGGTTACAAGGTCAAAATTGAAGGTCGGTTAAATCGCAAAGTTGACTCGGACAAACTGCAAACCGTGGCCGTGGAAGCTGGCCTGCAAGATCACCTGTCCAGTTTGTTTCGCTGGAAACCAGAAATCAACATGACGGCGTGGAAAGCGGCTGACCAAGCCCTTATTGCGCCTCTCACGTTGGCTATTACGTCCACCCCTGGACGCCCATCATTCACCATTATCAAGGAATAAAAATGGCTTTTCTCGACCAAACTTTCAGCGTAGACACATTGCCCAAGGGCAACAGCTACGATCCACTTCCCGCCGGCTGGTACTCAGCCGTCATTGCCACCGCAGAGGTCAAAAAAACTTCTGCCGGCACGGGCAGCTATATCGGCGTGCGTTACAACATCACCGGGCCAACTCACCAGGGTCGGGCAGTGTTTGGCAACTTGAACATTAAAAACCCCAACCCCAAGGCGGAGGAAATTGGCAGGCAGCAGCTTGGCGAAATTATGCGTGCCATCGGTCTGAACCAAGTGACCGACACTGATCAGTTGATTGGTGGCCGGCTGGAAATCAAACTGACCATCCGCAAGGATGAGCAGTATGGTGATGGCAACGACGTAAAGGGCTTTAAGTCACTGAACGGCGCGGCCATGCCCTCGGCCATGTCACAAACAGCGCCAGCAGCTACCAACACTGCACCTCCCAAGGCTGCACCACCCTGGGCGCGGAAATGAGCAGCTACGCCGAAATTGAGATGAAGATTCTCCAGTGGGCAGAGGCCAGGAAGATCATTCCTAACTCAACCCCTGCAATTCAGCTTTTGAAAGCAATGAGCGAGATGGGAGAACTGGCCGACGCTACCATCAAAA